TTTTTTCACCTCTTTTTCATATGTAAAATATGGACGGTGTTTCCTCTGTATTAGTATACCATGCCTTTTAAAACTAATCAAGTTCTAGGTAATGATAGTCATAGTAAATGACTAGTTTGTTACCGCCATAGGTTCTGGCAGAAGCAAAATTGATGATATCCCTGGTTTCTTGAAGTTGAAATACCTTAAAACTGTGGAACACAAAATTTGGCTCAAGGCTTTCGCCCTCTACAACAATTGAACCCTTTTGCTTGCACCAAGCATTGAGTTCTTCTGCTGACTCGTCTTCTCTATCAAGAAGTCTATTTACCTTTTCAGTGACTTTAACCATATTTATGATTGAGTTTTCAGCAGTTGCATAGAAGTAATACAACAATTCTTCACATTTAATATGTGGAAATGGCGATTTACGCATACGCAAAAGTCTGTCATATGTGCACATTACACCACCTGTAGGGAAGTATTCGGTAACGTCATTAATTGTAGATGGTGTAGTTGGGAAAAATGGAACTGTGTCAAAACCCAAGCCCTCTAATTTTTCTTGTAGATATGCGTTTATCCACAGTACTGGGGTATTCAAAATAGATGTCTTACTCATTCTTCTATTCTACCACCTTTCGCTACCCATTGGTAGCCAACTCTAAATCCAAGTGGCTTTCCTTGAACAGAGCCACTTTTTAGATTATCTTTATATACTTTTGGGTTTTCAAAATGTTGCAATAATCCAGTAGACATCAGGAATGATTGGGAGAAATAACTATCAAAGAACATTTTTAGTGTTCTTTCAAATCCGCCCTGTACTCCAGAACCGCCAGGATTCTCTACAACAATTGACTTTTTTGTAAATATCTGTTCTCCATTATCATTAAATGTCAGAACTCCACCCCTTGTTCTTGGTCTAATAACGACTGGACTTCCCTCTTCCATAATTTGTGCTTTGTTATAAAATGGTTGATTTGAGTCATTTGAATATGAAGTTGATTGAGAAAATGTATAGTTAAATGATAAACCATTGTTGCCCTGAATGATGTAGTCAATATCAAATAGTCTTGCTTCTGGGCTACCTGTCTGATACCACTCGTAAACATGGTGTAGTGATTCTGGACTCATTCTTGCATTTACATCTATAAAGTTTTTCATTGCTTCAATAGTTGATTTTCCAATGTTGTCCATAAGTTCTGGTTTGGCTGCCTGAATGCCATCCAAAAAGCCTTCTGAGTATTTAACAATATTACTAAGTTTATCAATAAAGGCTTTGGAATCTAAGTCTATTCTCATAGGTCAACCGCCTGATTCTCTGAACGTCTAAGAACAACTTTGTAATATTCAACTTTTCCGAATGGTCCAACAATAGGATTTAATGTTGCAATTTCAAACAATGTTGGATTGCCAGAACGTGGTCCTGCACTTTCATTGTAGATAATTTGTCCATCGTTGCCACGAATATTTGTAATTATAATATTTGTAATAGAGTACAGAGTTTCAGTACTGGAAACCGTTGGGTCATTTTTAATTCTGCCAATTATCGAATTATCGATATTGATGTTTGCCTCAGTGCCAACATCTTTCTTATATTTACTTCCAGCAACATTAAAGAAACAGGCAATAGTTTTATCTAGTACCCATTGCTTCTTAACGTTACCATATGCTCCAACCTCAACAATTGGATAGTAAATATCCGCAAGTAATGGGTAGGCAAAGTCTGTAGTTTCGCATATCATAGCAATCCTGGTTTAATGAGTGTGCCCTTATAGTTACTAAGGATTTTATCTACAATCATGTTTCCAGTACCCTCCAAAAATTGTGGTGCAAACTTAATGTCAAACTGGTCTGTGCTATATTCTGTAACAAACCTATTGTAGTAGTCATTCTTTCCGCATTTAATGTCTTCAATTAGCATCTTGATAGCAATCTCAACGTCTGGCGGTACAGCCTTAAATCCAGCATCCACAATAAAGACATAATCATATCCTCGTGGGAATGCAATTGGGTAGAATCCATAATATCCAAGGTCTCCAATACCTGGTGGCAATGTGAGTGGGGACTGTTCCATTCTGTTATAAATGCCATCCTGAACTCGCATAATTGCTGAGTTATCTAGTGTTGGCTTATAGGTATATTCCCAAACTGATTCAACACCTCCACGAGCAGTAATTGCTTCATTATCTGTTGCTGAAATTGTTGTATTGTCTAGTTTAAATGTTGTTGCAGTTGGCACTTCTTTAACAGTAAATGAGCCATTAAACTTTGATGGAACTACTCCAGAAATTGTAACTGTTTGACCAACCTGAAAGCCATGTGAAATATTTGTTGTTAGTGTAACAAGACCGCTAGTAACGTCCACGTTTTGTAGTGATATACCAATTGGAGTATTCTCTGCATCATAGACTAGAACGTTGTTTTCATATACCTTGAGTACACGGTTTACTGGATGCCATACTGGGAAATAGTCATTACCCTCACCTGTACGCTGAACAACAAGTTTGTGGTTATAGAAAGCACCACCAGTTCCAGAACCTTCCTGTAGGTAGGTATCAATGATAGAACGAGCAATGATTTCATACTCTTTATATTCATAAATTTCTTGTGTTGTTGTGCCCAGCATATTTGGGTCAATGTATGGACGATAAATTGTAAGGTTTGACTCTGTAACAATTTCTCCATATAAGTCTGTGTCGTAAATCTTTACTGCAAAGTCACGGTCGTATTGAGCCTTTGACCTTGGAATTGTGTAGGTAAGTGTTGATTGAGCGTCAGATGTCAACTCTGTGCGTTCGATTGAGTGGTCCACCAAATCCTCTATTTCAAAAACATATGGCGAGTTCGCATCTGGAACTTCCCATGTTGTTGCAATTGGATAAGGTGGAACCCTCAATACTTCCATTTAGGCAAACGCCTCCGCAACTTCTTCAGGTGTCGCTACTCGTACACCACGCTGCTTTAGCCAGAAATCAACGTACTTGTTTGGAACAATGTTGTAACCAACATTAATCTTTCCAGGTCCGCTTGCATAAAGATTTCTTGTAGAGAATAGGGCAGTCTTGCCTTCTGGCATGTCTACCTTATTTACTGGCTCTTTCTTAGATTCCTGAGCCTTTGTTGTTGTAGAACCCATTACTCCGTCTTCATTGAATCCCAATGTAGGAACGTCCTTTGTAGGTTCTGGTGCTGTGACAACCTCTTCTACCTTTGCTTCTGCCACTGCCTCAACAACTGTTTCTTCAACAACTGTTTCTTCAACGACAGGCTTTGGTGTAGGTGTCTTTTTTGCTTCAGCCATAATAAATCCTCCTTAGAATTTATTTTAATTATACCAGATAAATGTAGAAAGGGGGTAGAGATTTTACTCCCTACCCCCAATCAAAGGGTGACATTTACAGATTATGCATCTGTAGTTGTGTCTGCGAATGCAACTGCATCAAGTTCTTCCCAGGCAATTCCGAAACGAACGAATACAGTGTATTCAATTGTGTCCTTCTTAGGAACGTAGAAACGGTTCACAGTGATGTCTCTCTGGAAGCCCCAAATACGGTTCTGTGGGAATGTTAGGTCAACAAATCCAGCAGGGTAGTAAGGAACTTCAAGAACAGGAATACCTAGAACACGAGTCTGACGAGCACCACCAAAGGTCTGACCAGCACCGCCAATGAAAGCACCACGAGTCTCTTCAGTAGAACCAATCTGGCTGTAGACTGTAGCATTGTTCTTAACAATGTTAGCAAATGTGTCTGTACCAGCGTAGAACTTGAGTCCATTAGTGATAGCACGGTAACGGCGTGGCATGGCAAGAATCAAAGACTGCAACTTGTCAGTTGTCCAGTCAGTGAAGCCTGTGTCCACAACTTCGTGAGCCTTTCCGAGGTTAGTACCTGCACCTGTGTTAGGCGAGGTCTTCTCAATGTTGATGAATCCATTCATAATGCTTAGGAACGAACCTGTCGAACCGTCACCGTTAATGGCTAGGTCTTCGATGTCGTTACCGAATGCATTGGTCATCAAGCGAACCAAGTGGTCCTCAAGAGCAGCACCTTCGATGTTGTCCTCTAGAGACTCTGACGATACTTCCCAGTCAAGACGAATCTTCTTAGTAGTAAGTTCGACCTTAGAGAATGTAGCACCAGTGTTGGTGTAAGTTGAAACACCCTGGCTTGCAGCACGAATAACACGGTCTCCCACGTTAATCTTCTCAAGTTCCATTGTGTTTGCTCTCATTGTTACTCTGCGTCCGTCCTGTGCAAGTGTGGTTGCGTCCCAAACATAGTCGATAAAACGGCGAGCCTGTTCAGGGCGTAGGATACCAGTACCTGGGTAAGTTGGACTTGCAGTAGCAGATGGGTTTACACCATTTGGTCCTGTGGTAACACCAAAGTTAGCGGTTGGGCTGTTACTTAGGTATGTACCGTGTTCCGAGAAAGCACCAGTGCCATTAGTTGGCTGTCCTGTTGCTCCGAAAGCACCTTCAGCGTTAGGGTAATTGCTTACTGGACTAGCGGTTGAAGGCATATTTTTGATAATTTCTTCTGACATTTTTTATTTCACCTCCTGAGTGATTATTTTAGTAAATCGGATGTTGTGAGGAAACTTCCGCCCCATACTGATTTTTCCACCAGTACTGGTTCCTGAATGACCTCTCCGAGGTCACCAGACTTACGGAAAGCGGTATCTGCTTCTACTGCATCAATACGCTTTCCAAGATTTGTCTCAGTTTCGGTTACTACTTCAGTAACGTGTCCGAGAGACTTTTTTAGTTCAGCAACATCGTTTGCTAGTGATGCATTTGCATCTGCTAGTGACTTGACGATTGCTGTAATGTCGCTAAAGGCTGCTGTAAC